GGAAGCTTGTAGAAAGATCCCGCGCAATTGTAGTACAGGTAATCACGATCCGTAGAAATGTACATGACATTATTGGAATGTAAATCGTTATGCGTGAATCCGTAATTGCGCTGAGCAAACGCTAGTGCAAACATTACCTGTGATAACCATGCCAGATGCTTATGAGGGTCAGGATACTGGGAGCATAATTCATGAAATGTTCCCGTACACTTCTCCATAACCGTGACTTGAACTGGGACGTTTGTGAACGAAGCCCAAGCGAACGGTTCACCATCATCATCACCGTCATCATCATCTTCGTCTTCATCAGATTCGCAATCACAGGACTTAAGCCCGAAAACGTAGGACGTAGATACTGAAGATGAATCAGACTCATCATCGTCATCTTCTTCTCCATCTCGCATCATAGGATTCATTTCAGCAGGTTCAGCATCAACGTGTTGTACAACCAGTTCCTGGACGTCATCAAGAACCATGTCTTCGCCCAGAAGGACATTCGCCCGAGCTCCGCGAGTATGCTTGAAATCTCCTTGCTGAACATCATCGGTCAACTTAATCTCAAATGTTTTTCCTATGTTTGAAGAAAACCATGAGCGCTCTGACAGGTCGGCGTAGTCGTCGGATATATCTATGGTATGCTTTTCCGATACTCCCGTAAACACTCCATATACCTTCGGAAAATGTGGGCATCCTGACTGGGCTAAGACGACTGATAGAAGAGCGCCGACATATGCTGCATTATTTGGATCCTGAATCTTCCTCTGAATTTCCTGCGAATCTTCTTCGGTAGTGGGAAGACCTAGAGCCGTTCCGTAATCTCCCTGCATCCACTTGAAAGGAGAAAGAAGCATTGTGACCTTTCGGTGAACTTCAGCTACTGTTCCTTTAGCCGTCCGAACGTGTTCGACATCCACAATAGAGGAAATACTATCATTGACCTTGAACCCGAACTCTTGGGGCGAATCACGAACCTCGGTTTTAAAAAGTTTCTGGATAGGAGGAAAAAATGGCTGGAGATGATTCAAACCCCAGAACTGCTGAGCCTTTAAAGATTTTGTATCGTATCTCTGGAGGCTGAGGGCGACAGAGTTTGTTCGTAAATCACTTCCAGCCGATGGTTTCCGCTTGACCATATTATTATGGCGTCGCAAACATAAACTAAAAAGTACACGCACTAAAGCAAGTAGATGAACTTCCAAATCAAGAAGTTTAATATTGATATGTTGAAAGACAGATGCGAGATAGATTCTCGCAAATCTCCAATGATAGTTGTGATTGGAAAGAAAGATACTGGGAAATCGTTCTTGGTTCGTGATATTCTTTTTAATACCCAACACTGTTTCCCTATTGGTACGGTGATTTCAGGTACGGAAGTTGCGAACGAGTTTTTCCAGCACATGGTTCCATCGAAACTGATTCATGACAAGTACAATCCTTCCATTGTGATGAACGTCATTAAGCGCCAGCTGGGCGTAAAGACGGCTCGAAACGAAGAGAAGAAACGGTCAGGCGGAAACTCGTCCACCGATCCTCGTGCTTTCCTAATTCTAGATGACTGTTTGTATGATGCTTCATGGATTAAGGAAGAGTCTACGCGCTACATTTTTATGAACGGTCGACACATTGATGTGATGACAATTATTACTATGCAGTATCCACTAGGTATTACGCCTAATCTGCGTACGAACGTAGATTTCGTGTTTATTCTGCGCGAGAGTATCGTGAATAATCGCCGACGTATATACGACAATTATGCCGGTATGTTTCCCACGTTCGAGATGTTTTGCCAATTCATGGACCAGTGTACCGAGAACTTTGAGTGCCTAGTAATTTGTAACGGTGTCCAGTCCAATAAGCTAGAAGATCAAGTGTTTTGGTACAAAGCTTCGGATCACCCAAATTTTCATTTATGTGACAATTCGTTGTGGGCAGACAACAAACCTTTTTCAAGCGCAATGTTGTCGCAGGACGAGTACTCTGCCGACACGATGCGCAAGAAATCTAATAGTCCTTGGGTCCACGTTAAGCAGCAGGGCAAGGATAAACATTGAGACCAAGCGTCGTTAAGAACTGGGTTTGAGCGCCCATAATGTAATGTAGGATCTCGCCCGTAACAAATGTAGCCAATAAAGTTACCCAGAACTCTGTGTTAAACACGTAAGCTAACAGTATTGCGAGCAGAACTGTTCCAACACTGTCAACGACCGCAAACCCCATAAAACGAGTACTGTGTGCGCCCTGCCGGGGCTTTCCGAAAATGAAAGCGTATGGGCAACTCATTATATACTACTTAGAGATCACGAGGAGCGCCACCTTCAGCAGGGTGAACGTTATCTTCAATGGCGCGACCAATATCCGACGTATCGGCCACACCGGCATCCGCCTTGGCATCCTCCAGATTCTTCTTCCGCCGCGCCTCGTTCTCCTTCTTCTGAGTCTCAATACGCTGAGCCTTCTCCTCCTCAAAGAAGATCTCGCGGTTCACCTCGTTCTCCTTGTACCGACGCATCATCTCGTTCAGCTCCTTCTCGGCATACTCTACCTCGGGCATCATGTTCTCAGAGGGATCCCATGGCAGCCACGCACCGACCTTGCCGATATAAAGGTTGTCATTCGGGTAACGGCGCTGGAGAACTTTGGCGTACGTCTGGCACTCCTCGAGGTTGGCAAACACGCGACGAAGCTTGACACCACGGACATTGGTCTGGAACTCTACCTTCTCGTTGAACTGAGCCTCAACCTCCTTCTCGTTCTTCAGGAGAAAAACCTGATACTGTTCGTGGACATCGGTCTTCCGGACCTCCTCCTCGTGGACCTTCTTGAAATCCTCCATATCCTTAAAAAGATCATCGATCTTGATGGAATATTTCTTGGAAACGTATGCCATCAGGTGCTCCAGTCCCTTGACCTTCCAATCGTAAGCCATCCACTCAATAAACTTCTCGTTGTAAAACTCCGTCTTCTGCTTAACTACCTTCTCAGGCGAAATGAAGGATATAATGCAGTAGCGCTGCGTGGGGATTTCAGGGTCCTCTTCGAGGTAATCAATCACGGTTCCGTCGGTTTCCTTGGTGGGTAGAGTTTCACGGGGCATTTGTTTACTGTAGTCTCAACGTGTTAAAGTCGTTAATTCTAACGAGTTCATACTTTAGTGTTTGGTTTGCATTGCCCAATACCCTTAGTTTGTTGCATCATGATTGGAGCTGGACAGTTTTTGCAAGGACATTGGGTGTGATCGTATCCTAATACATGACCTATTTCGTGTGAAACCATATACTGACGATAATTGTCCAAGCCAAGTTTGCTCTTCGGAGCACCATTGTACCATCGCTCGGCGTTTAACCAAACTTTTTTACCTCCTAGTTCGGCACATGAAAGCTTCCCGTCCAACCCACAATTCTTATCAATTGTCGATTGAGATGATAAGTGAATTGTGACATCTTGATTAAAAGAAACTGGTTCAAAAAAGTACCCCTTCTTTGACCATCCATCTGGATCATTGAGATAAGTCACAACATAAAACTCAGTCTGGGCTGGTGGATTAGAGTACTTTGATTGGACATCGGGATCAACTATAACTTTGACTCGAATCCTCATTGTCCTTCGTTCCCAATAATTTCTCTGTCCTTTTCTATAAAAATGCCCGAGCAGAAGTCTGTAGCCGCCCCTGCTGGTGTTGATGTTAGCGACCTTGTGTCTCGCGCAGTGAAGTACGGTCTGGAGGGTCTGGCCGTAGCCATTGCGGCTTACCTCCTCCCCGGCAAGGGTCTCAAGCTGTCCGAGATCGGCATGATTGCCCTCGTTGCCCTAGCCACGTTCGCCATCCTCGATATCTATGCCCCCTCTGTCGGCTCGTCGGCGCGTACGGGTGCCGGCTTCGGTATTGGCGCCCACCTCGTCGGCTTCCCTTAAACACCTAAACTAGACCAAAACTACTTAATTAAAAACTGAAACCGGCAATTAAAAAGTTGCCATTTTCAGGCTATGTATAGTGAATGAATTATGTTCAATCAAACATCATCTGTGTAAAGATCTCCATAATCGTATCCCGCTGAGCGTTTGTAAAACCTCGCTGAACGAGGATACCTGATACCTGGTGTTCAAGATGAACTTCAAATTGGAGAAGGCAGTCGCCGGCCGTAAATTCTACAACCGTCCATCCGTGAACTCCATCAGGAAGATTGCCAACCACTGGGAAATGATCGGCTGTCACCTTCTCTTGAACATCCGACACGACGTTGTGAATATTACGCATCTTTGTGATTCAAAATATTGGCGTCAGTAGATTCGTTTTTGTTTACATGGTAATCACCAAACATCACAAATGAGGAATCTAGTTTACATGACCGTGTTTCGAAACTCTGGGTATATAGATTTACTGGCTTTGCTGTTGAAGACTCTAAAACTTCGGGGGTGTTTTAATACTGAAACCACTGACCTTCTTCTTATAACTCATCCGTCAATGAACGACGCAATTGGTGAAAAGATAATGCCAATAGGATTTTATATTAATTTCTGGTATCTTGATTTTGAACAATTAATGGACGCTGCTCGTGCTCGCTTGTTCATTTTTGATTACCCGTATATCGATAAATACGACAAGATTCTGTATCTTGATACTGATATTCTTATTAGTTCGGATATCAACAAGATACTTGATATACCGATTGAACGTGATATTCTGTACGTAGGGCCCGAAATGACTTTAAGTTCTGAATTCCATGGTGGATGGCTCTACGGCAATAACTATCCTGACGTTGATATGTCGAAGCCAGCGTTCAGTTCAGGAATCTTGTTTTTCCGCAACTCTCAAAAAGTCAAGGATATGTTTTATGCTACAAATGCACTTATTCACGAAGAACTAGTTATAAAAGGTAACGGACCTCCGTCATGTTTAGACCAGCCGTTTATCGTCTTTAATGCTGCTATTCGGAATATGTATAATACTACTACGATAGATCAGTTTATACGCGGTGGCCGATCACATTCGTGTGTTGACGAAAACGCAATCATATATCATTTCGCCGGTGATATTGGTCATTCAAACAATAAAAAGGAATGGATGGATGTGTTCATAGAAAAAATAATTGATTTTAAACCAAGCACTCTAAGTAGTTAATGTATCAAAAAGCAAAAATTCCTAAAGCTTTGAGAGAACAAGTTTGGTTATCCAAATTTGGGAAAAAGTATGAGGCTAAATGTTTTACGCCGTGGTGTCAAAACCGTATAACGGTGTTTGATTTTCAGTGTGGTCATGATATTCCAGAGTCTAAAGGTGGTCCGACGGTATTATCTAATCTATACCCTATTTGTGCTAGGTGTAATACATCAATGAGCAATGTGTATACATTTGAGCAATGGGCACAAAAAGGTGTAAAACGGAAATTTTGGCTTCTTTGTTTCTGTGGAGGTATAACATGCCAGCAACCGTTCGCTATAACGGAAAATGGTTCTCCATCATCTCCAAGCCTTACGAGCCCGAGCGACAAACCTATCAAGTAGCGTGGATACAGATCTTGGAAAGTGTGACTCCAGAAGAAGCGTATCGTAAATACTTTGAAGTATTGAGGAAAGAGTCAAAACTTTTATGCCCATCATTTAGACAAGATGAGTAGTGTAATCACGGTTGTGATTATTTCAACTATTGTAGTTCTAGTTGTCATATTAGGACTTCGAGCGTATACTGGAATTTGGCCGGGTGCTAAAATTATTCAGCAGAAACCGGTAGCTCAAGATAAACCTACCCCCGATACACCTATTGAACCTGGGATTGTAAAATTCATGTTTTTCTTTGCGTCGTGGTGTCCTCACTGTAAAGACGCTGAGCCGGAAGTTGCGTCCTTCAAACAGTTAGTAGAAACCAAGAATTATACGTACGGAGGTCATCGTGTAATATTTGAGAATGTGAATGCGTATGCGGATAAAGGTAAGGCAGCACTGTACAAAATTACAGCGTACCCTACCATAAAAGTCGAAACGGCCGACAAAATGTACGAAATGTCTGGTAAACCTACAGTTGCGAACTTCCGCGCGTTCCTTGTTTCGGTTCTAGGTGCCGAGAAATCGGGATAAATCCGTGCTGGCCTTTTTCAGAATATCTGGAACATCGAATTTCGATAAATCTGAAGTGCTGTGCAAATTCGGGTAATGAAGTTGTAAAGTACATGCCTTCTTCACTTGTTTGTAAAAATTGTAAGCTACCATAGTGTACATATCATGGACATAAGATATGGGAGACATGGTCTCAACTGAGACGGGAGTGAACTTATTATCCAAATTTCGATGTTTCAGTGATAAACATAATGCGTTAGTTAAATCAGGAATATATTTGTCTACCGAGGGCACAAACAGGTCTCCGTCGACATACACTTGATTATAAAGAATTTGGGGTCTGAAAATACCGGGGATACAGCACGAACATTTCACAGCGTCTAAAACTGGAACGTTTTTTGAAAAAATTGTGGGTTTACCTTTTGTCAAATTAGAAGCCAAGATGTATAACGGCATTTTGGCATCACCAATAACTTTCGTGCGCAAATCTACGCCTTTTGTCAAGAACATGTTTATCAGCGAGGTTTCAAGTACGTCCATGGGAAACACACCTTTCATAGAAATCATTTCAGGTAATTTGGAGTAATCGGGTTCAGGAATAAACGATGACATTTTGAATGCTTCTTCGACCCCCAAATCCAACGGCAACCCAAAAGCAATATACGTTCCAACAATCGCTCCAACTGAAACGCCATACACACCATCGGGAAATACTAATTCTTGATGTCGCGAAAGTTCTCGAAGAGCGCCAATGTATAGTATACCTTTCATACCTCCACCACCTAATCCAAGAGTGCGGAACGGCAGAGACATTCTTATAGTAAGAGTAAGCAGAGATGTTGCGTGCGCGTGACGTATGGGATGAACAAGAAGAACGGCGCGCGAACCGTATGGCCGCAATGACACCAATCATCGCCCAAATTCAAGCCCAGATTAGGCGACAAGCAGTTCACAATTCTGATGCCCCATATATTATTTACCCCGTTCCCACGTATGTGTTTGGGTACCCGCTCTTTTCTCTGAAAGAGGCACTAGATCATCTAGTTGCGGAGTTTTCGAAAGCTGGGTACTGGGTTTGGGTCGTAGAACAGAAGAACCTTGTGATTTCGTGGATAAAACCAGTGAAAACTCGCGACGGAAATAGACAGATTCTAGCCACAAATTACCGCCCGCAAATATACGGCGAGACTTTTATGCCTCAGAATAGATAATGGATATTCACGAATTATTTGGAGGAACGATGAATATTGTTATCCTTGCTGTGTTTTATACTTTGATAGGTCTTCTAATGTCGCTTATACTGTACCACTTATTCGATGACTGTGATAAAGATTGGAAGAGCCAACCTCTAGCATATCAGGCCGGAGACATTACACTAGAACTGGGAATTATAGGAACAATCGCATTCTGGACAACAGAAATAACACGGGGGTGGGCTCCTATTTTTCCAATAGCTAAAGCTTTAGATCTCCAAATTGATACGTATGTTTCAGGTCTGTTTTTCGCATACGCCATGTTCTTGTTCCTAGAACAGCTAAGTGAGAAAGTGAAGTTTCTGTACAAAGAACATGTTCACACCCATATTGTACGCTACATTCCTCCAAACTGGTCAGTCATGAAATCGCTATTTGCCTCGCGTAAAACGAATCAGAAAAAGGATAGTGCTGAAACATACTAAAATGAACTGTAAACACGAGCTTGTAATTGATGAAGGTGAGCATGTATGTACGTTATGTGGAACAATGATGGGTCGAATTATTGATGAAGGCGCCGAATGGCGGAACTACGATCAGGGAAAAGATGAAGGCCGAACAGGCTTTACAACATCCGATCTTCTCCCTGAATCGTCCTACGGATCTGTAATGTCTTTCAAAGGACTTACAGCCAAAGACGTGAAACTGAAAGCGATCCAGCGTTTATCTTGCTGGTCGCTTTCCTCCAATTCCCAGCGTTCGTGGATGAGTATATTTGATGCTATCCAGTTATCATGTAACCACGCGGGTCTGCCAAAATCTATCGTGATGGACGCTTGTGGACTGTATAAACAACTCGAAGATGCTCAGAAAGTCAGGGGGGAAACTCGTCGAGCAATGATGGGCGGAGCAGTATTTGTGGCATGTCGCAATAACGGGGCGCCACGTAGCCACGAGGAAATTGCCAAGATGTTTCTCGTGAACATCAGATCTCTGTGTAAAGCTATTACGAATTTCGAAGTAACCAACAATACGGTTCTACAAACCGAGATTGGCATTGCTGAGAGATTATGTGCCGCACTTTCGCTGAATGATGACCAGCGCCAGAAAATACTGGATTTGTTAGTTGACATTTCCAAAAAGTCCGAAGACGATTTTGAGCATACACCCAAGACTATTGTGGCTGGGGTGGTTGCCCATATTATGGGACTAAAAACCAAAACTCAAATGAAAGTTGTGTC